ATGAAAATGCCCGACAAAGACCCCATCACGTGGGCTGCGCTGCTGGCGTGGCTGTCTGCGCACTATCCGCAGCTGTACGCCGCCGGCCTGTCCTTTGTGGTCGCGCTGACCCGGGTGATCTACGGCGGTGGAACGCGGCGCCAGGCGCTGCTCGAGGCAACGCTCTGCACCTTGATTACCTTGGGCCTGATTCCGGTCCTTGAGTGGTTCGGCCTGCCACAGAACATGGCTACCGCTGCTGGGGTGTTCACCGGTTTCCTAGGGGTGAAGAAGATCGCCGAGTTCGCTGATCGGATCGCCGACTGGAAGTTTCCGCGCCGGGGGGCTGGCGAATGAAGATCACCGCTGACCAACTCGACCGCGCTACCGGGTGCGGTGCTGCTACTGCCTCGACTTGGGTTGAACACATCAACGGCGCCATGGCCCGGTTCGAGATCAACTCGCCCGAGCGTGTGGCGATGTTTCTCGCCCAGGTCGGGCACGAAAGCCAGAGTCTGCGCCGATTGGTCGAGAACCTGAACTACTCCGCCGAGGGTCTGCTCAAGACCTGGCCGAAGCGGTTCACGCCGGCCGAGGCGAAGCAGTACGCACGCCAGCCAGAGCGCATCGCGAACCGCGTCTATGCCAACAGGATGGGCAATGGGTCGCCGGATACGGGCGATGGGCATCGATACCGTGGTCGTGGCCTGATCATGATCACCGGCCACGACAACTACGCCGAAGCTGCACGCGCCCTAGCGCTGCCGCTGGTGGCGCAGCCGGAACTGCTGGAGCAACGGACCTGGGCAGCCATCGCAGCGGGTTGGTTCTGGCAGTCGCGCGGTTTAAACGATCTGGCCGACCAGGGCCGTTTCGAGAAGATCACCCTCCGCATAAACGGATCGTTTACCGGGGCCGAGGATCGCAACGCCCGGCTCGAATGGGCGCGTGCTGCGCTCAAGGGGGAATGATGCTCGGGTTCACGACGAAAGCCGAAGCTCGACAGATCGGCGTCTCGCACCATGGGAGCTATTACGGCATTCCGATGTGGCTGGGGGATGTCGATAGCTATTGCCCGCTGGCGTTCGCCAAGTGGGCGCCGCTTGAACTTGTCGTCTCCCTGTTCTCGGTCATCGAGGGCATCGTCAACTCGATGCTCGATCAAGAGCCGACGTTCAAGTTCAAGGTTGGTCGGAGGATCGACCAGTGACTTGGCGGCCCTGGTTGGTGGTCGCCCTGGTAGGCGCGCTGGTGTTCTGGCGCCTCGATCACGTGACCGCCCAGCGTGATGACCTGCAGGCCGCCGTCGAGCAATCCGCCGAGACGATCACCGCCATGGCCCAGCAGGCCCAGCGCGACGCCCAGGCGCAGGTCCAGGCCGACGCCCTGGCCCGAACCTACCAAGCAGCACTACAGGCCTCCCATGAAGAAAACCAATTGCGCCGCGATGCTATCGGCACTGGTGCTCGCGTCGTGTACGTCAAAGCCCGCTGCCCCACAGGCGGAGTGCACCAGGCTCCCGGAGCCACCGGCAGCGCTGATGCAGGAAGAGCCCTCCTTGCTGCCGCTGATGGACAGGTTGTTTCTGATCTCCGAGCCGGAGTCGAGCGGCGCGAACTGATGATTGAGGCGTTGCGTAAGCACATCGCCGGCCTGCCGAGGTATTGCAGATGGGATGCGAAGGATGCGCCGCTCGCCGAGAGCGCGCCAAGCAGATAGCGAGGGTGGGATATGACCGAATCATGCAAGTGCTCCAGCGAGCGTGGCCTGGATCCGGTGGGCGTTCTGGAGTCGATGCTGGCCGAGCAGAGGAAGACCAACCATCTGCTGGCTCTGCTGATCCAGGCGCTGGCCGATGAGGGCGAGATAGATGCCGACATGCCGCGCGTCGACCTGAGCGGCAGGCCGATCTGATGGCCAGACTGAAGACTCTCGGGTTCCGCGTGTCGAGCCAGGGCGACCGGCTGAAGACTGCGGCGCCTGGTTCGTGGCGGACCGGTAAGACCTCAACCGAGCGAGGCTATGACTACCGTTGGCAGCAGGCCCGCGATCAGTACCTTCGCGATCATCCGTTGTGCGTGTACTGCGAGCGCAAGGGCTTGGTCACCGCGGCCAACACCGTTGACCACATAGTGGCTCACCGAGGCGATCAGGACCTGTTCTGGGACCAGGACAACTGGCAGCCGCTATGCGGACCCTGTCACTCCGCCGATAAGCAGAAAGAGGAAGCCGCCGGCTTCTAGTAGACCAGCATGCGACCGATACCTGACCTCGATGGATACTTTGCCAGCGAGGATGGGGAGGTTGTGTCTGTTCGTTCTGGCGTGCCTAGAGTCCTGGCGACGCAGATCCATAAGGGGTATCGACGGGTCACCGTCGGCGTGATGGTTTGCGGAAGGCGAGAGCGACACAGGCTGGATGTGCATCGATTGGTCTTGCTGGCTTTCGCTGGAGGGCCCAGTTGTGAAGGCATGGAAGCGCGCCATCTGGATGGCGACTCTTTGAATAATTGCCCCGCCAATCTTGCATGGGGTAGTCGGAGAGAGAACGCGGCCGACGCCATTCGCCACGGAACACTGGGGCCAGGTATGCGCGCCAGGCACCGGAAGCTCAGCGATGTACAGGTGCTTGAGATCAGGCGCCGGCGTCGTGAGGGTGAGTCACCGAGGCGAATTGCTTCCGACTACGGGATCAGCCGCGATTACGTCCGAGTGCTCGCATCCGGAAAGGCCTGGAAATGCCTGTCAGGGTAGGGGGGCATGGATTAATAGGGTTTCGCCTGAAGCTAGACCGCCCCCGCCCGCATTCGCACATTTTTTCCGATCTCTAGGAATTTTGTTAATGGCGTTAACAGACAAACAGCGACGGTTTGTTGACGCGAAGGCCCGAGGAGCATCCAACAAAGCTGCCGCCGAAGCCGCTGGCTACGCGCCTTCCAGCTCTGCGGCCGCTGGCGCTCGACTTGCCAAGCACCCCGAAATCATCGCCGCCCTGAAGATGTTAAAGGGGCGGCGAGATGTTAAAGCCAAGGAGCCTTCGCCGAAGCAGGGCAAGGACCATGAAGCGCCGCTCGGCGATGAGCAGGAACCTGATGGCGAGTACCTGGATTGCCTGCCGTTTACGGAGGACCCGCTGGTCTGGCTGGTCAATCTGATGAATGAGCCGCGGGCGAAGGTCTTCGATCGCCGCAGCGCGGCTCAGAAAGCTGTCGACTTCTTCCATGGCAAGAAGGGTGAGATGGGCAAGAAGGAACAGAAGGCCGAGGCCGCGAAGCAAGCCGGCAAAGGCAAGTTCGGCCAGGGCAAGCCTCCACTATCCGTCGTCAGGGGGTAAACCATGCTCTGGACCACTGCCTGCCCTGACTGGTGGCGGCGCTTGAGTGCTGGTGAATCCATCATTCCGCCGCCGCTCTTTCCTGAGGAAGCCGAGGAGGGGCTCAGCGTCTTCCGGGAACTGAAGATCGTAGACGCTCCCGGCTCCCCGACAATCGAGGCCGCATGCGCCCCCTGGGTGCTCGACTTCGCCGGCGCCATCTTCGGCAGCTACAACAATGAGACCGGCCAGCGACTGATCACCGAGTACTTCCTCTGCATCCCGAAGAAGAACTCGAAGTCGACCATCGCAGCCGCGATCATGCTGACCGCCTTGATCCGCAACTGGCGGCTTGAGGCCGAGTTCATCATCCTGGCGCCGACCAAGGAGATCGCCGACAACAGCTTCAAGCCGGCGGCGGCGATGGTGAAGCACGACGAAGAGTTGTCGGATCTGCTTCATGTTCAACCGCACTTGCGGCTGATTACCCACAATCAGACGGGAGCCACCCTGAAGGTAGTGGCCGCTGATAGCGATGTGGTCGGTGGCAAGAAGGCCGTCGGCGTGCTGATTGATGAGGCCTGGCTGTTCGGCAAGAACCCGAAGGCACCGGACATGATTCGGGAGGCCACTGGCGGCCTGCTGTCTCGCCCTGAAGGTTTCATCATCTGGCTCACGACCCAGTCGAACGAGCCGCCCGCCGGGGTGTTCAGGTCCAAGCTGACCTATGCCCGGGGCGTCCGTGACGGACGCATCGAAGACAACCGGTTTCTGCCGATCATCTACGAGTTCCCGAAGGAGATGATCGAGAGCGGAGAGGCGCGGCGGCCAGAGAACTTCCACCTGGTCAACCCGAACATGGGCTACTCGGTGGATCGGCCTACCCTCGAGCGCCTGTTTATGCAGGCAGAACTCGACGGTGAGGCCGAGGTACGCGGGTTCCTCGCCAAGTTCCTGAACATCGAGATCGGGCTGGCGCTGATGTCCGACAGTTGGGTCGGCGCCGCATTCTGGGAGCCGCAGGCGCTGCCAGGCCTTTCGCTGGATGCCCTGATTGAGCGCTGCGAGGTGATTGTTGGCGGCGTCGACGGTGGCGGCCTAGACGACCTGCTGGCGCTGACGCTGTTGGGCCGCGAGCGAGGGGGGCGCCGGTGGTTTCACTGGGCGCATGCCTGGGCGCACCCCTCGGTGCTGGAGCGCCGGAAGTCCGAGGCTCCCCGGCTCCATGACCTCGCGGCGGCTGGTGATCTGACCCTGGTTGAGAAAATCGGCGATGACGTTGAGGAGCTGGCGGCGTACGTCGCTCGGGTCAACGAGGCCGGTCTGCTCGACAAGGTCGGGCTCGACCCCGCCGGCATTGGCGCCGTGCTCGATGCGCTACTGGAGGCGGGGATCACCGAGGAGCAGACGGTCGGCATCTCTCAGGGCTGGAAGCTGACCGGGGCCATCAAGACCACGGAAAGGAAGCTGGCCGAGGGTGTGTTGATGCACTGCGGTCAGCCGCTTATGGCCTGGGCCTGCGGCAACGCCAAGGGCGTGCCTTCCGCCAACGCTTTCCTGATCACCAAGCAGGCGTCCGGCACCGCGAAGATCGACCCGTTGATGTCGACGTTCAACGCGGTATCGCTGCTGTCCCTCAATCCGGAGGCGCGCGGCGGCATGGATGACTACCTCAACAACGGCTTCTTTGGACTCATAGGCTGACCATGACATTTCGCTGGTACAACCCTCGCACGTGGCGGATGTTCGGCTACACCGACCCAGCCACGGGTGATTACGTCGAGGTGGACCTTGAGGTCGGCGGCAAGAGCACAAAGGCCGGCGTGCGAGTGACCACCAAGACCGCGCTGTCGATCAGCATGGTCTGGTCGTGCGTGAAGATCCTTTCGGAGTCGCTGTCGGGCCTGCCGCTGAAGCTCTACGAGGATGTGGACGGCGAACGGCTGCTGGTGTCGCGAAAGGATCGAGCGCAGAAGCTCCTCCGAAAGCCCAACCCATTCATGACGAGGCTGAACTTCCTGAAGTTCGTGGTCGTGAACATGGCGCTGCGTGGTAACGCCTTTGCACTGATCGAGCGCAACCGCCACGGCGAGCCGATCGGTTGGATTCCGCTCGGTATCGACCAGGTGACCATCGACACCGACGAGGACCTTCTCTACTGGGTGCAGCCCAAGGATGGGAAACCATTCCCGGTTTCTCCGGAGAACATGCTGCATTTCAAGATATTCAGCATGGACGGCATCGTCGGCTTGTCGCCTATCGAGTACCAGGCGGAGACCATGGGTCTGGCCAAGGCGGGCCAGCAATGGTCTGCGCGCTTCATGCGTAAAGGCGGCTTCACGGGTGGCTATGTCATCTACAAGGAGTTCCTGACCGACAAGCAGCAGACTCAGGTCATGGCCAGGTTTCCGGACGTCCGTAAGGCGGACGCCGACGACATCGGCAAGATGGCCATCCTGCAGGGTGGCCCGACCATCGTGCCTGCCGGCATCAGCCAGAAGGATGCTCAGTTCATCGAGTCCCAGCAGTTCCAAGAGGAAGCACTTGCCGGCATCTACGGCGTGCCGCTCTGGCTGGCCAACCGCGCCGGCAAGACCTCGATCATGGGTTCCAACCTCGAACAGCAGTTGACTGGCTTCACGACCTTCGGCCTCAAACCATACGCCGATGCAGTTGAGGACGAACTCAACGACAAGCTTTATGGTGACTCGGGCCGCTTCGTCGAGTTCGTGCTCGAAGGTCTGCAGCGCGCTGACAGCGCCGGTCGCGCCACTCTGTTCGCTGCGGCTCTTGGTGGCTCCGGTGGTTCCGGCTGGATGACCATCAACGAAGTTCGCCGCAAAGAAAACCTTCCGCCACTTGATGGCCCTGAATACGACCGGGTCTCCCGGTGGGAGATGCAGACCAATGCTGAGCAAACTTGATTGCCCCTTCGAGGTGAAGGCCGCTGATGAGGCGGGCAACTTCGAGGGCTACGCCGCGGTGTTCGACAACGTCGACCTCGGCGATGACGTGATCATCAAGGGCGCCTTCACCAAGGTGAAGACCGCTCGCAACGGCCGGTTGAAGCTGGCGCTGTACCACGACCTGACTCGGCTGGTCGGAACCTCGGAGTTCACCCAGGATGACCGAGGGCTGTTCCTCAAGGGCCGAGTGAACCTGGCAGTCAGCTACGCACGCGACGCCTACGAGCTGATGAAGGACGGCAGCCTCGACAGCATGTCCATCGGGTTCAACACCATCGAAGCCAACTTCGAGCAGCGCGCCGGGCGGCAGGTCCGAGTCATCAAGGCCGCCGAACTCTGGGAGGCGTCGTTCGTTCCGTTCGGCATGAACCCTGAGGCCGAGGTCATCAGCGTCAAGTCGGACATCCGGCTTTTCGAGAACGCCCTGCGCGAACGCATGGGGCTCTCTCAGAAGGAAGCGGCAGCAGTCGCTTCGCTCGGCTACCCAGCGCTCCGCCGTGACGGCGGCAGCGAGGCCACGGCGATCGTGGAAGAGCTGAAAGACATTTCAACCCTGTTCACCACCCATTTTGGAGTATCGCCATGAGCGAAGTGAAAGAACTGAAGGACTCTCTGGAGCTGCAACTGAAGAACGGTTTCGACGGGCTCCAGAAGAAGTACGACCTGGCCATCACCGAGGTCGAGAAGGGCAACCAGGTTGCCACTGAGCTGAAGAAGGAAATTCAGACCCAGAAGGACGAACTGCAGAAGGTCATCGACCAGGTACAGGATCTGGAGCAGAAGGGCGTCAAGCTGCGCGGCGGCCCAGGCGAAGGCAAGAGCTTCATCGATATGGTGAAGTCGCACGACGGCTACAAGGCGCTGCAACAGAAGAGCGCGAATGCCGCCGACATCGAGGTCACCAAGTCGGACCTGGCGTCGATGAAGGAGACCAAGGTCACCAGTGCCGGCATCGTTGTGCCGAACTACGACCCGACCATCCAGCCCGGCATCCGCCAGGAACTGCGCATCCGCGACCTGCTGACCAGCATTCCGGTCAGTGGCCAGAGCTACACCTACTACCGAGAGTTGCTGCACACCCGTGGCGCGGCGCCGGTAGCCGAAGGTGCGCTGAAGCCCACCAGCAACGTGACCTTCGAGTCGGTGACCGACCGCGTCAAGAAGCTGGCCGTGTGGATGCCGGTCACTGACGAGGCCCTGGACGACGTGCCGCAACTGTTCGGCTACATCCAGGAACTGCTGCGCTACGACCTCAAGCTGGAGGAAGAAGCGCAGATCCTCAAGGGTGACGGCACCGGCGAGAACCTGAACGGCCTGATGACCCAGGCGACCACCTACGACACCGCCCTGAACAAGGCTGGCGACACCTCCATCGACATCGTACGCCGCGGCATCTACCAGGTCCGCAAGCAGTCGAAGCTGTCTGCCGACGGCGTGGTGATGACCGAGCTGGACTGGATGAACATCGAGCTGCAGAAGGATGGCGAAAACCGCTACCTGTTCGCCAACCTGCAGGGCCTGGTCACCCCGGTGCTCTGGGGTCGCCCGGTGATCACCTCGGACAGCATGGACGAAGGCGCGCCGGCGAACGGTGAAGATCCGGCCACCGGCGGCGAGTTCCTGATCGCCAACTTCGCCCGCTCCTCGATCCTCTTCGACCGCATGTCGTTCCTGTTCAAGATGGGTCTGATCAACGATCAGTTCATCCGGAACGAACGGGCGCTGCTGGTTGAGGAGCGTCTCGGTCTGGGCGTGCGTCGTCGCGAGGCGTTGGTGAAAGGCCGCTTCGCGGCGTAACCCCTGATGAGGCCGGCCGCAATGCCGGCCTCTTCGTTTCCAGGAGGCAACATGAAGATCAAGGCACTTTGGGGGTTCGTAGGTGACGCGAAGAAGCTCGGGGCGGAGTCGGCCCAGGTTCGCGCGGGCCAGGTGTTCGAGAAAGTCGACGATGAGTATGCACACGTCCTGATCGGCAAGGGGCTGGCTGCTGAGGTCGGGGAACAGACCAAGCCGAAAGAGACCAAGCCGGCGGCGCCGAAAGGGGCCAAGTGATGGAGATCGACTGGGATGCCGATCCATCCATCCTGGCGAAGGTGAAGCGTCAGGCGCGTGTAGACGCCGATATCACCGATGACGACGAACTACTGAAAGGCTATGTCGCCGCGGCGCTTTCCCATGTCGAGCAGCACTGTGACTGCCGGCTGGTCGAGGGCGAGCCCACCGCTCCGGATGAAATCGGCCTGACGCCGGATGTGTGGCAGGCTGTATACCTGCTTGTGGCGCACTGGTACGCCAATCGAGAGGGAGCCGTCGCCGATGGTTCTGTAACCGTGGTCCCGTTGGCCGTTGAGCGCTTGCTCTGGTACCGGAAGAGGTTCTGAGACATGCAGGCTGGTCGGTTAAGGCACCTGGTCGCATTCCAGGTGAAGGAGAAAATCCGTGATCCGGATAGCGGCGCCGTCGACTATGCCTGGGTGGATCGTTGGCCAAAGGTCTATGCCGCCGTCGAGCCCCTTTCTGCTCGCGATCTGATCGCTGCGCAAGCGGCCCAGTCCCAGCTTTCTGCTCGCATCGTCATCCGCTACCGGGAAGGCGTCTTGCCCACTATGCGGATCGTACACCGCGGTGTTCCGTACAAAATCGAGGGTAAGCCAATCCCTGATAAGAGGTCGGGACGCGAGTATCTGACCATTCTCGTGAGCGAGGGGGTAACCGATGGCTGATATAGCTGAGTCACGCATCCACGGATTGGATGGCGTTGTGGAGAAGATGCGATCTCTTGCGCCAAGGCTGCAACGCAATGGCCTGAGAAAGGCTGCGCGCAAGGCTATGAACATTGTCCGGGATGCCGCACGAGAAAAGGCGCGACTTGTCGATGATCCCGAAACACCAGAGAAAATCTGGAAGAACATCATCACTCAAGAGTCCGCCAAGCAGGGGCGGCGTGAAGGGGGGGTGGTGATGAAGGTTGGAGTGCGCGGCGGCGCTGGTCGAAACCAGTACAGCAAGGATGCAAGCGGAAATCCTGGTGGCGACACCAGGCACTGGCGCTATCTGGAGTTCGGCACCAAGTACTCGCCGGCGAAGCCATTCATGCGGCCTGCTCTACCAGAGAACGTTGCGAAGGTCACTGATCGGTTCGTGTCCGAACTGAGCAGCGAGATCGACCGCGCGGTTGGGGGGCGTTGATGTTTGCGCCAATCTACTCTGTCGTTTCAGGGGACGCGGCCTGCCAGGCGTTGCTTGGGGGTTCACCAGACACGCGCATCTTTCCGTTCGGCGAGGCCGACGAGCGGACTCTATATCCCTATGCGGTTTGGCAGGTGGTCAGCGGTTCGCCCGAGAACTACCTGGCAGGCCTGCCAGACGCCGATGGTGTAACCCTGCAGGTCGATATCTACGCGAGCACGTCCGCCTCTGCATACGCGGTAGCGAAGGCCCTGCGCAATGTGATCGAGAAGAGTGCCTACATCGTGCGCTGGGGGCCTCAGCCTCGCGACCCTCAAACCAAGTCGTATCGAATCAGCTTCGACGTTGATTGGCTGATACCCAGATAGCCAGTCGCCCAAACCATCGCCCGCTCAGCCGCGGGCTTTTTTACGCCCGCAATAGGAGAATGACCTATGTCCATGCTTACCCAAGGGACGCAGCTCTACGCCCTCGTGCCGCCCGCTTCGGGCGCTGGAGCGCTCACCGTAATGGAGGTGGAGTGCATCACCTCCTTCAACCCCGGCGGAAACCCGGCGGACCAGATCGAGGACCCGTGCTTGAGCGAGACCTCGCGCAAGTACAAGAAAGGGATGCGCACTCCTGGCCAGGCTACCGTTGGCCTGAATGCCGATCCGCGCAATGCAAGCCATTTGCGCCTCTACCAACTGTCCGAAGATGACAGCGATACCATGATCCAGTTCGCCATTGGCTGGTCCGATGGTGTCGACGTAGCCCCCACTCTCAATACCGAAGGGGATGCCTTCGTGCTTCCCCCGAGCCGAACCTGGTTCACCTTCGAGGGTTATGTCAGCGATTTCCCGTTCGACTTCGCAGCCAACACCCTGGTCGCCACCCAGGCCACGATCCAGCGCTCTGGCGCAGGGCAGTGGATTCCGAAAACCGCGTAAGGAGCAGACATGAAACTAGCCGATCTGGTGGCCGCTGGCGCGGTCCTGGGCGATGGACTGGTGAAGAAAAGCATCACCTGGACGCACACTCCGCCGGGCAAGAAAAAAGCGGTCACGGACACCTTCGACGTGTTCATCAAGCGCAGCAGTTTCGGTGCCATGGAACGCCTGTTCGCCCAAGACGACGACAAGAAGAGCCAGAATGCGCGCTACCTGGCCGAGAGCGTCAGACTGGGCGAGGGTGGGGAAGAGGAGATTCCCTACGAAACTGCGTTCAACCTCGACCCTGCGCTGGGCTTCCTGCTCTTGCAGGCTGTCGCGGAGGTCAATGGCACTGGGCCAGGTGACGAAAAAAACTGACGCCCGCCGATGAGGTTTGGCATGAGCTCGTGCTGAACGGCATCGGCGGTTGCACCATTCGAGAGGCGAAGGAACGCATCGACTACGACGAGTACAGGGCGTGGGTTGCCTACCTGAAAAAGCGTGGCTCCCTCAACGGGAGCTATCGCCTGGAGTGGGTGCTGGCCCAATTGGCGGCGATCCAGGCCAAGGTTGGCGGGGTGAAGTGCGAGCCCGACGACTTCCGCCCCCATGTTCGAGCGCCGGTAGAGTCGGTGGGGATATCGCTCGAACAGGCGATGGCCGCTTGGGTTTGACCTGGCAAGGATGCTGGGTTCCTGTGCTGGCGCAGTGATGGTAGATTGTATTTACCAGCAATTTTAGAGCGACTGTATAATGATCCAGGTGGCTATTCTTGTTGTTTTGATAATTATTGCCTTTATTCTGGCCCCGTGGTTGATCGGAGTTGCTGTTGCTCTTGTCGCAGCTTATGGGATATGGCTGGTTTTATCTGCTTCTATTGTTGTGGTTATTGGTATTTCTTTTGTTATTTTTCATGGGCTTCGGGAGTATCTTTTTTATAATGGGTCAGGCATCAGCGAGAAAATAGATAAAGTTAACGAAGAATTTCTGCTTAGGGAGAAAAACAAGCAAGAATTGACGCCTGATCCACCTGAGGAGCCAAAGGTGCATCAGTCAAGGAAAGTGGCTTTATGTAAACATTGCGGTGGTGAAATTAGGGGTTACACGCTCTATTGTCCTAGCTGTGGAAAATCGACGTAGTTTTAATTAGTTTTCCGAAACCCGCCAGGCCGGCGGGTTTTTTATTGTCCGGAGAAAAGCTAAATGGCCTCTCGCTCCCTTGGTGTGCTGACGCTCGACCTCATTGCGCGCATTGGGGGATTCCAGCAGAACATGAGTCGAGCCGCCCAAGACACTGCGCGCAGTATGGGGCGGATCGAGCAAAGCACGCAGCGGGCGAGCTCTACAGCAGTTAGCGCAATCAAGTCTATTGGCGTTGCGGCAACTGCTTATCTGAGCGCCCGAGAACTTGTTGGATATTCGCAAGCCTGGGTCTCTATTGAGAACCGCATCAAGCAGGTCAGCGAAAGTCAGGCTCAGTTCAGTCAGTCGATGGATGCAGTGTATTCCGTCGCTCAGAACGCGCAGTCGTCCTTGGAGGGTACTGCGGAACTGTACCAGAGGATTGCTGCTTCGACTGGTGAGCTCGGCGTAAATCAACAGCAAGTTGTCCAGGTTACCCAGAACATCAGCAAGGCTATGTCGGCCAGTGGTGTTTCCGCTGCCGCCGCGGAAGGTTCGCTGGTGCAACTCGGCCAGGCCTTCGCCTCGGGAGTGCTCCGAGGTCAGGAGCTGAACTCGGTACTCGAGCAGGCTCCGGGCTTGGCCCAGGCCGTCGCAAACGGTCTCGGGGTTGCGGTTGGAGACCTCCGGAAGCTTGGCGAACAGGGCAAACTGACTTCCAAGCAAGTCTTCGAGGCGATTCTGTCTCAAACCCGCGCGATTGATGACCAATTTGCGCGCGCCCAGACCACCATAGCTGGTGCGTTTCAAGTGCTGGAGAACAGCGCGACCAAAGCGATCGGCAGCCTAGATAGCACTCTCGGGGTGTCCAAGGCTTTTACGGAAGCCATGGTTTCCCTGTCGAAGTCGCTTGACTCTACGGGCGTACAGGCCTTCGTCCAGGTCCTGAATACTGGGCTGTATCTGGCGATCGGACGTACTGCTGGCGCTCTGGTAAGCGCGACGGCTGCCAAGATCGCAGACGCCAAGGCGACCCAGGAGCAGACCTATGCTGCGTCGGTTGCTGCGGCCGGAGAGGTGCGACGCGCCCAGGCGGTGAAGGCCGAGGCCGTTGCTGAGTTAGACCGAGCCCGCCAAGCCGTGGCTTCTGCTCGTGCACAGGTGGCTGCTGATCGGGAGCGGCAAGCCTCCGAAATCTCTCGTTTGCGGGCCGTACAGGCATCGCTTGTGGCTGAGCGCGAACTCGAAGGTCAGCGGCTGAAGGCCCAAATCACAGAGATTGGCCGACAGCAGTCTGTCGCTCGAATGGCCGAGTTACGGCTATCCGAAACGGCCATCATCAAGCAGCTTCAGGCTGCCGAGGCGCAATTGACGGCCACCACCGTGGCGGGCTCGCAGGCGGTTACCGCAGCCCTTGCTCAGCGAGTGTCTGCAACCGAAGCGCTTTCTGCGGCGAACTTGCAACTTACCGCAACTCAAACTGCCTCGACGGCCGCAATGGGCCGATGGTTCGCGGCCAGCACAGCTTTGGGGGCAGGGTTAAATGCCCTGAGAACAGCAGGCGCGGGGATTCTCAGGATTGCTGCTGGATGGCCGGGGCTGATCATCTCGCTGGGGATGGTAGCCTTGTCCTTCGTCGATTTCGGGGACAAGGCCGAGAGTAATGCTGGTCGTGCGGCCAATGCTTTCGAAGACGCCTCCACCCGCATCCGCCAGGCCGCTCGGACGATGATTCCGGAGGATCTTTCCGGGCTCAGCTATGACCAGTTGAAGCAGCAGTTGGCGGGCCTTCAGGATCAATTGAAGGATGCCGAGGCGCTTCAGGAGCGGTTCCAGAAGGGCGTTGACGACAATACCGACATTCCGTTTGGTCCTTCGCTGGACGAGGCAAAGGAGAAAGCAGAGTCCTTGCGCCTTGCCATCCAGAAGACACAGCGAGAACTGGACGGTGCAAGGTTCGCTTCGGATAAGGCTGGCGCGAGCTATCTGGATAATTTGCAGAAACAGAGCGTTGTCGCCGGCAAGCTGACCGAGGTAGAGAAGCTCCGCGCCCAGATCAACGCTGGAATCCTGAAGCTAAGTCCTGACGATGAAAAGCGCGCCCTGGCCTATGCCGCAGCCGTGGACAAGGCGAATGCCTCGACCAAGTCCCAGAAGGACCTGTTGAAGGACTCTGCGAAGGGGCTGAAGCAGGCTGAGGAGCGGTATCGGGACCTCAAGAAGGAGATCGACCCTACCGCGACTGCGGCGGACGAGTACAGGAAAAACATCGAGGCCCTCAACACCCTGAAGGACAGGGGGAAGATCACGAGCCAGGAGTATGCGAAGGGAATCGAGTGGGCGGCCAAGTCGTTCAACTCCGCAGTGGACGCGGCCAATCCGTTCGTGAAGCGGCTCAGAGAGATCAAGTCCGCGATGGACGAGAGCCTGGGCAATCTCAAGCTCGAAGGGCAGCGCGAAATCCTCGGGATGGGGATGAGCGATAGCCAGAGGGGGCTGTTCGACAAGCTGAACGAGGAGAATGACCGTTACGCCAAGGCCCGCAGGGATCTTGCCGACCGCTACGCAGACAGATCGGTCGGGATGAGCGACGACGAGTACCAGCAAGAACTCCAGGCTCAACAGAAGCACCATAAGCAAATGCTGGAGCAGTTGCAGGCAAACTACGATGCTCGACTTGAGGCTCAGGGGGACTGGGTGTCCGGAGCCCGCTCCGCATGGGAAACCTACGTGGAGGATGCACAGAATTACTCGAAGCAGGCCTCTGTCTTCGTATCTGGTGCACTTGGCGATGCTACCAACGGCTTGGGCGATGCAATCACCGATATCGTCACGCGGACCAAGAGTCTCGGAGATGCGTTCGGTGACATGGCTGCGGACCTGGCTAAGTCGGTCATCAAGGCCCTGGCTGACATGGCCGCCCAGTGGCTTGTCTACCAGGCGGTGCAGTTGGTCGTAGGGAAGACGGCTCAATCGACTGCGGCAATCGGGCTGGTCGCCAATGCTCAGGCAACGGCGTTTCAGGCACAGCTAGCAGCGTTTGCCTCGACGGCTGCCATCCCGATTGTTGGCCCTGGCCTGGCTGCTGGTGCTGCTGCGGCTGCCGCCGCAGCTACCGCGCCAATGGTTGCTGGAGTTTCTTCGGCGGCCTTCGCGGGCATCGCGCACGGCGGCATCGACAACATCCCGAAGGAGAGTACCTGGCTGCTTGATGCTGGTGAGCGGGTGCTCAGTCCGAATCAAAACAGGGACCTGACTGCTTTCCTCAGCAGGGAAGGCGGCGCGAGTGCTGGGGCTGGACAGGCGCCGTCGATCACTATCAACGCTCCGGTCACGGTTAATGCCCAGCCCGGCATGAGCCAAGAGGAAGCTCGAATGCAGGGAGAGGCTGCCGGGCTGGCCTTGCGGGAGGAGGTCCGGAGCGTCATTCGGGAAGAGATGGGGCAGAACGGTCTGCTTTGGAGACGATAAGTGGCTGAGACCTTTTCTTACTGTACGCGCCTTGGAGCTACCGGCGAGACTGCTCAACGCACCTGGCAGAACGACTTCGGGGATGGATACGTTCAGTCCGGCGGAACGGGGATCAACACCAGATCCGAGACCTGGGATGGAATGACGATCATCGGGCGCCTGGAGGCTGGTGATGATCTCCTGGGCGCCCGCGCCTTTCTGGACCGGCACGAGGGGTACAAGTCGTTCCTATGGACGCCCCCTGGCGGCGTACAGGGTCGATACCGGTGCAATGGATACAAACTGAGGCCGTTGGGGGGAGGTCTGTACGAACTGAGCTTCACGTTCGTTCAGGTCTTCTACCCGTAACAACCAACCATGAGCGGCTATGCCGCGGGAGAGAGGAATGAACACCCAAACTACCACCAAAGGTCAGGCTATTAAAAGCCAAGCTGTAGACTCGAAAGGAAATCCAGCTTGGCTTTTACGCTCTGACGGTCAAATCGTGATTTCGGCGCAGTTCGTAAAAGATAGCGCCGTGACCAAAGCTGTTATTCGCGGTTGATATTTGGGATATCAAGAGTGTAAGTGCTTGGTATCACTCCGTCCGGAAATACCTTTTGGAAAATCTCTAGCACGAAGTTATCTCCTACACCTTGCTGCCTGCATGCCAGTGAAGCTTTTCGGGCGATGTGTCTTTGTTGGCTGCAAGAATCTTCTGTCGAGTCAGGGTGCCTCTGATAAATTCAAGACAAAGCATAAATCTCGGAGCGAGTTGAATGAGCACTTTTGCTTGTGAGTCCAACATGAGGGAGCTCTCAATGAGCACAGGTCGGCCCATTGAGGAGCTAAAGCAGGTAGTCGTGACTGAGTTAATGGTCAAAGCCGCGATGGATTATGTGCTCGGGTTATGGGATCGGGATGTCGACATTTTCCTGCTAGAGGATGTGTTCAGGATAATGGCAGTTCTTCAGCCTCGGCCTCTGGATATTCCAAAATTGACGAGCGCACCTTCTCAATGAGCTTGTCGAACTTGGATAGCGATGCCGATTTAATTTCATCTGGAACACCGCATTCCAACAGCCCAGCAATAATGCCGAGCAGGTAGTAAACCTGCATTAAGTCGAGCGCGATTTTTCTAAGTTCAAGCAACGTTAGCGTTTCTGAGTAGGGCGTTCCGTCACTGTTCCTCTTTGTTGGATGGTAGATAGGGGCCTCGTCCTTGCCCTCTGGTGATAACCCCCAGGCCCAATGGACGATCTTGTTTCTCTGCGCCGTCATCTTCTTGAATGTGGACAGAGCGACATTCAGCCTTTCCGGTATGTCGATCGGTAACGGCGATGTTTCGAGAAGCTTTGTGACCGTTGCTGCTAATGAGGTCGAGCGGAGCCTTAATGATTCTACGACGACCGACTGGGTATCCGCTCTTAGTCCGCTTAGAAAACCGAATATCCGCATGAGCGGTTCATCGCACAGGCTGTGATTGACCACGATCTGCCCGATTTCTGCCCGCATGGCAGAGTTTGGGCCCGCGTCGTATCTATAGTTTGTGGTTCTTGGGTCTTCCATTCCGCTTGCCTCCTCGGCCCCTGGCCTCATCCAAGCACGGGAAGCTACCGCCAGAGCAAACATGGTGCCACTGGCATTTCATCCACGCTGTACAACCTTCCAGCCCGCCTCGCGCGGGCTTTTTCATATCTGGAGAACGCATGGCCTTCAATGCTGATGTGCAGAAGCTTGAGCCGGGGAACCTGATCCGGCTGTTTGAGGTGGATGCGACGCGCCTTGGCGGAAATCTCTGGCGATTCCATGGCCACGCCCAGGAAGGGGAGATCATCTGGCAGGGCAATGTGTACGAGCCGATCCAAATCACCGCAAAAGGCTTTGATATTCGTGGCGATGGTCGACCCGCGTCGCCGACCCTCCAACTGGCAAACGAGCTCGCCGGCATTCGAGGAGCGATATCGGCCATCTGCCTTCAGTTGCGAGACCTCTGTGGCGCCAGGGTTCGGGTGATCGAGACGTGGAGGCACTATCTGGATGCCGCGAACTTCCCTGATGGCAACCCCGACGCAGCCGACGAGTCTCGGGTGGGAATCTGGTTCATCGAGCAGAAGACCGAGGAAACCCGTGAGCAGGTCACATTCGCGCTCAGCAGCCCTATCGACATGGAGGGGCAGATGCTACCCGCCCAGCAGATCACTAAGCTTTGCCGGTGGGCGTGCCGAGGTCAGTACCGAGGAGAGGCCTGCGCCTATACCGGCGCCGCCCTCTTCACGAAGAAGGATGAGCCTACCGATAACCCGGCTCTCGATCGGTGCGGCGGCCGCTGGAGCAGTTGCAAGCTGCGCGGCAACACCAACCGCTTCGGCGGTTCTTTGGGGGCAAGTTTGATCGTTTCGTCGAGGTAAGCATGCGCATCAGTCAAAAGCTCCAGTGTCAGATCCTGGCGCACGCCGAAAGCGTCTACCCGAGCGAGGCGTGTGGCGTATTGCTCAAGACCGATAGCGGCCGAGAATACGCTCCTTGTGGCAACCTGGCGGTCAGTGATCGCGAAAACTTCGTCATGGATCACCGGGACTACGCAGCAGCAGAGGACCGCGGCGAAGTAATTGCCGTCATCCATAGCCATCCTGACAAGGCTCCGATCCCGAGCATGGCCGACCGGGTCAGTTGTGAGCTTCACGGATTGCCGTGGGGAATCATCGGGCTGCCGGGTGGGGAAATGACCTGGTTCAAACCATCAGGTTATCGTGCCCCGTTGCTTGGCCGAGAGTTTTCCCACGGCTTGCTCGACTGTTGGGGCGCCTGCCGGGATTGGTACGAGCGAGAAGCTGGGTTGACGCTGCCGAACTTCGAGCGCAAGGACCTTTGGTGGGAGGTCAAGGACGGATCGAGCCTGTACGAGGACAATTACGAGAGTGCCGGTTTCTATCGCGTTGACGACCTGCGCCGTGGCGACATGCTGGTGTTTCAGGTGCCCACTCCAGGGAGGCCTTGTTATCACCCGAACCATGCCGCGATCTATCTCGGTGCCGATCCTTGTTTACGAAGTGAAGAGGCTCCAGCACTGGGCGGCTCGGGTCCGTTCATCTATCACCACATGGCGGGTCGCGCGGCCACACGTGAAATCTACGGCTGGTCCATGGCCAACAGGGTCCGGCTGATCCTTCGCCACAAGGACTTCCCCCAATGAAGACCGTGCGACTGTATGGCGCGTTGCGCCGTGAATTTGGCCGTGAGTATGTGCTCGATGTATCAGGGCCGCGAGAGGCCACCATTGCCCTGGCCAGCATGGTAGATGGTTTCGAGAAATTCATGCGAACCGCAGAAGAGCGCGGGATGCGGTTCGCGGTTTTCGTAGGGCGGCGAAATCTTCGCGAAGAGGAGCTTGACCTGGCCGGAGCCGGCGAGTCGGTCATCCGCATCGTGCCAGTCATCCAAGGCAGCAAGAGTTCCGGGATTTTTCAGACGGTCCTGGGGGCGGCGTTGGTTGTTGCGGGCTATTTCACGTTCGGTACCACCTCGGCAATAGGCGTTGCAATGATGGCTGGCGGCGCTGGCCTGGCGCTTGGTGGCGTTGCCCAGATGCTGGCCCCGTCAACTCAGGCTTCCGCCGCGAAGAACGAGGATGGGAATAACCCGAGCTATGGATTCGGTGGCGCCATGACCACTATTGCTCAGGGAAACCCATACCCAGTGCTTTACGGCGAGCGAGAGATCGGCGGCGCCGTCGAGTCGGGCGGGGTTTACACGGAAGACCAGCTCTAGCACGACCGCTGCCAGACCCCGCTTCGGCGGGGTTTCTTGTTTCTGGAGATCGAAAATGTCTGTTGTGACCAAAAAGCGCCATCAGCCTTTGCGTGGAAGCAAGGGGGGCAGTTCCAAGCCGAAGCAGCCGCACATCGCCCAGAACGGCGTCGCATCGCTGTCCACTGCTCGGATCCTGTATCTCCTGAGCTGGGGACCGATTGTTGGCCCAGTCAATGGACTCAAGTCGATCAAGCTTGACGGTACTCCGATCCAGGCAGAAGACGGCACGCTGAACTATCCCGACGTGAAGTGGCAGTTTCGACCGGGCGAGTTAAATCAGGAGCGACTGGAAGGTGTAGCGGAGTCTAGCAACGAGATTGCGGTGGGCCAGACCTTGCTCAGCACGCAGCCCTACATCTACACCGTCACGAACGCCACGGCGGATGCGGTACGCGTGCGCCTGTCCTGGCCCAACCTGCAGGCGCAGGATTCGTCCGGGAACATCAATGGGGTGCGTATTGAGTACGCGATCGATGTCGCCACGGATGGCGCTCCTTACCAGACCGTACTCAGCACGTTTGTCGACCGGAAGAACGTTACGACTTACTACCGTTCTCATCGGATCAACCTGCCGGCAGGAGGGCACTGGGCGGTTCGCGTGCGGCGGATCACGCCGGAGGCGAACAGCTCTCTGGTCCAGGACACCATGGTGCTGACTGCGATAGCTGAAGTTGTCGACAGCAACCAGGAGTTTCCGCTCACCGCCGTTGGCTGCGTGGAGTATGACGCCCAACAGTTCGGGGGCGACTTTCCGAAGTTCTCTGCGCTCATGCGCGGGCGGATCGTGCGGGTTCCGATGAACTATGACCCTGAGACTCGGACCTATTTTACCGGCGGCCCCGGTACCACGAATGGCGTTTGGGACGGCACCTTCAAGGAGGCTTATTCCAACAATCCGGCCTGGGTTTTCTATGACCTGGTGTTGAACCCCTATTACGGCCTGGGTGAGCGCATCGACCAGAGCATGGTCAACCGTTGGGCCCTCTATCGCATTGCGCAGTACTGCGACCAGTTGGTTCCGGATGGGAAGGGCGGTCAAGAGCCTAGGTTCACTTGCAACCTCTATCTTCAGAAGCAAGAGGAGGCGTATGCCGTTCTTCAGGATCTCGCTGCAATCTTTCATGGGTTGGCGTTCTGGGATGGTAGCCAGATCACTGTCAACGCCGACATGCCTCAGGACCCGGTTTACACCTATACCACGTCGCAGATTCTGAACGATGGTGTGGTTGCGTATTCGGGGACACGGACGCGAGACCGCCATTCGCTGGCGATGGTCTCTTGGGACAACCCGGCCAATGCGTTCGAGACAGACAAGGAGCCGGTCTTCGACGAGGATGCGATTATCGAGCTTGGCGGGATCGTCAGGGAGGTATCGGTCGGGGCTCTCGGCTGCACCAGCCAGGGTCAGGCGCAGCGGGCGGGGCAGTGGGCGCTTATGACTGAGCAGTTGCAGACTCGTGGGGCCGTCTGGAAGGTTGGCCTGGATGGATTCATCCCGCGGCCTGGACAGGTGGTGGCTCTGGCAGACCCCATGCTTGCCGGTCGTGCGAATGGCGGCAGGATCTCGGCGGTATCTGGACGAGCAATCACCGTAGACCGAGATGTGGATATCCCGGTCGGCGCGCGGCTGCGAGTCAACCTGCCCAGTGGGCGCTCGGAAGCCAGGGCGATTCAAGGTCATGACGGACGCGTCATAACGGTGGTGGCCGACTTCAGTGAAGAGCCTTCCCCCGAGAGCGGTTGGGCGATCGACTACGACGACCTGGCCCTGATGCAGTTCTACGTCAAGAACGTGACCAGACCAAGTTGGGAGCAATTCCAGCTTGAGGTTATCCAGCACGAGCCCGGCAAGTTTGATGCGATCGATCACGGGGCGATCATCGATTCTCGGCCGATCAGCGTCCTGCCGTCCGGGGTGCAGGATCCGCCTGCACGCGTATTGATCTCGCAGCACATCGCGGTCGAGCAAGGCCTGGCGGTCACGATCATGACCATCGCCTGGGACGCGGCACCGGACGCGGTAGCGTACGACGTAGAGTGGCGCTGGGGCTCGCGCGAGTGGGTCAGGGTTCCGCGTACGGGGGAGCTGATGGTGGAAGTGCGTGGGGTATACGCCGGCCAGTACCTTGCGCGCGTGCGGGCTGTGAACTCCATGAACGTGTCGTCGATCCCAGCGAACTCGGTGTTGACCAACATCACCGGCAAGACCGGCGCGCCGCCGGCGCTGGCGTTCCTGCGTACCACCAGCGGACCGTGGAAGATCGGTCTGGAGTGGGGATTCCCGGTCAGTGGCGCGGCGGACACCGCCTACACCGAGATTCAGCAGTCGGTCACCCCAGGCGGCAGCGAGCAGAACGCAACTGCCCTGGGCTTGTTCGCGTACCCGACCGACACCCATACGCTGACCTCACTGGCGGCCGGCGCTCGCCTGGCCTTCCGCGGGCGGCTGATCGACCGGACCGGCAACGTCGGCCCCTGGTCGGCCTGGGTCGACGGTATAAGCTCGACGGATGCGAGCGAGTACAACGAGCTGATCACCAAGGAGTACGTCGAGTCCGCGCTGGGCGAGCAGTTCTTCGCCGACATCGATCAGATGCAGGTCGATATCAGTGGCCTGCAGGGCCAGATCGATAATCTGTCCGATGTGCTGGCCTACGACCCGACGAAGACCTACGCGAAGAACGATATCGTGCGGGTCGGCAACCGGCTGTATCAGGCAAAGCAGGCGGTGCCGCTCAACGCCTCGCCGCCGAACGCGTCCTACTGGGCCGACATCGGACAGTCGATCGAGACGGCCAACGGCCTGGCCCAGCAGGTGGCCACCAACACCGCGGATATCACCGAGCTCGACGGTAAGGTCGAAGCGGCGGCTTCGAGCCTGGATGTTCTGCAGGCTGCCGCCCGCCGGGAGCCGGCGACCGGAGAGAAGGCCGATGCGCTGAAGGGCTGGGACACCATTGCTCGAGCCGCCACCGAAGTCACCGTGCGGGCGAACGAGGATGAAGCGCAGGCGAAGCGGACGAGCTTGCTTGAAGCGCGTACCGGGACCGCGGAGGGCAGGATCGCCACCGTGGAGTCGGTCGTTGCGTCGAACAATGCCGTGACCGTCCAGCGGCTGGATCAGCTATCCGGCCAGGTTGCGAGCAACGCCTCGGCCATCAGCACCGAACAGACCGTCCGCGCCAACGCGGACAGCGCCCTGGGGCAGCGGATGGATACCGTCAGTGCGCGCACCGATACCAACGAGGCGAACATCCAGACCACATCTCAAGCGGTTACCTCGCTGGATGGAAACGTCAAGGCGCTCTACAGCGTGAAGCTCCAGGCGCATGCCAATGGCCAGAAGTACGCCGCTGGCTGGCAACTGGGCTTCGACAGCGGTACGAGCGTGACGACCATGGCGTTCCAGGCTGATCGGTTCCTCTGGTTCAACAGTTCCAGCGGGCAGACCGTGGCGCCGGTCTCGATCGTCGGAGGCCAGATGTTCATCAACAACGCGATGATTCAGGACGGTTCGATTACGAACGCGAAGATCGGCAACGTGATTCAGTCGACCGCCCTCGGTGCCAACGGCGAGCCGCTATGGAAGTTGGATAAGGGCGGCGCGTTCACAATGAACAGCGCAACGTCGGGAGGGTTTATGCGCCAGACGGCAGAGGCAATAAAAGTGTATGACGGAAACTTGGTGCTTCGAGTCCAGATCGGGAATCTTGACGTATGAGTTACGGAATGAGAACACGTTCAGCCGGCGGCTCAATACTCTTTGACAGCAATAATTATTCATTGAGGATGGTCTATCGCCGGGACTTGGGGAACATCCCCCAGGGACTTTCAGTTACGGTCCCTGGGTTCGACGGTTCTAAAGGTGTCATGTTTGTCGTCTGCAATACGCCGGATTCTAGATCTTGGATTCCCAGGCATACCATTAGCGGCTCGACTATTACGTTTGGTTGGTCCGGTGATGTAACAGCGAATTACACTCTATATGCGGTGATGTTCTCATGAGTTTCGGTGCGAAGTTTGTTGGGAATGCCGGTCAGGTGATAATCGATCAGGACCACCCTTGTCTGCATCTGGTTGCGTCTGGTACCTACCCAGCCACTAATGCCCAGATCATCAACGTCTCGTACCCATCTCCGGTGCGGAGCCCGCTCCCACCGTTTGTTTTCTTTTGCCCTAATGGGTCGCATCACATAACGATGTTCCAGCATGCTGGTTCGGCTGGGAACTGGACGGGTTTCAGCTTCTACGTGAAGGTATTTCAAGATACAAGCGGCGTCGTACTGGGAGGGAAGTGGAAGGCATGCGCGGTGTTCATGCCGAAAACTGGCGGATGGGGGATGCAGATATTCGACAATCAGTCGAGAGTGGTATTTGACAGTAACAGGGATCTTGTTCGGTTCATAAGTGGTACCCAGATGCTGAATTATTACGGCACGAATGGTAACTATCTGGGGTATTACACCCTGCATTCATGGTCTGCACCGTGGCCGCATGGGACTGATGGGTATTTTCTTGTTAGTCATTTCAATGTACAGGCGCAACCGCCCCAAGGTGATACTGGAGAGTGCTCCATTGGGTTTGTTACTTCGGCCCGAAACACAGTCGTAGCAACTGTTCAAGTCGGCGGACCTGGGCAAGACGCAATACGAACACCTTTCCCATGGCCTCTTCTGGCCATTGCATAGCAGGAGAACTCTATGGCGTGGTACTCAACCGGAACCGTGGCGGTGACCGCAAATAGCCCGACCGTTACCGGTACCGGCACACAGTTCTCGTCCAATGCCCGAGTCGGCGACGCATTTCGCGGACCCGATGGACGTTGGTACGAGGTCACAAACGTCGCCAGTTCGACGGTAATTTCGATCAAGCCCAACTACCAGGGCAGCACGGCCAGCGGCCAGGCCTATGCGGTGGCGCCGATCCTGGGCTACGACAAGGACCTGTCGGATCGATTCAGCCTGATCGCCAACCAGTGGGGGGCAACCCTGGCGGGGATCAAGCCCTGGGCGCTTTCTGCAAATGCGGCGGCAGCGCGGGGGGATCTCGGCCTCGGCAGTGCGGCGGTACGGGAGGCGCTCGGTAGTTCGGGCGCGCTGTACTCGCGAGACAGCATTCTGGGCGCCGTTTCGCAGTCGAGCGGCGTACCGACCGGTGCGGTGATTGATCGCGGGAGTAACGCGAACGGGGAGTATGTGCGGTTCGCGGATGGGACTCAGGTCTGCTGGGCTGAGCGCGCGTTGACAGTGACCACCGCCGCGGCGGGCAGCATTCACGTAGACGGGGCACCCGCCAATGGTTTATGGGCATATCCGGCGACATTCAGTTCGCCGCCGAACACGCATTGCAATGCCCGACACGGGGGGATGTGGGCGAATGCGATTGTTGCTACCCCAAACTCAGTTACATCGATTGTGATGTCGACAGTTGCGCGCTCCTCAGTTGCCGTCAACGTTGCGTTCACAGCTATTGGGAGGTGGTTCTGATGCTGATCAAATTGTCACCGTACGCACCACTGCCAGGCAGCGACGAGCACCTGTCGCTGGTCAGGATTGGCGATGTGCTCACTGTGAACGGCCAGGTGTTCGACTTCACACCGCTCCCGGACGGTGGTGAAGTGCCGGCCGAGGCTATCGGGTCGGAGTGGTTCGCTGGTCCTGCACTGCGACGTGCCGGCCGGCTGGAGCTGATCCTGCGGTTCCCGCTGGCCGCTGATGCCAGTGCCGCTGCTCGCTTCCCTGAACCGTTGCTGATCGAGGCCGACGGCCCGGTGGAGTTACCGCGATGATCGACTGGAGCAAGTTAAAGACCGCTGAACAGCAGGCGCAAGAACGCTGGCAGGCTGAGTACGATGCCGCAACCGCGGCGCGGGCGAATGCCTACCGCTTGGAAAGTGACCCGCTCAAGACCGAGGCCGAGTTCGATGCGATCAAGGCCGGCGTGGAACCGGACTACAGCGCCTGGGTGGCCAAGGTCGAGGAGATCAAGGCCAGGTATCCGCTGCCGGATGCGGGTTAG